CGGTGATGCCTACGCTTCGAGTTATGCAGAAACCGTGGACGGTGCTGCTGACGCCTCATTGACTGCCGAATCTTCGGGTGAGGGTGATGCCAATGTCGAGGCGACCGCAACCGCCACGACCGGGGAGGCCACGGCCGGATCGGTTGCCGTCAGAGGCGCGGTCACCGCGGGAATGTCGTGTGTTGTCGATGCGACCTCCGGTCGGATGGCGTTCAACGGTGAGACGCCGATCGCCAAGCCAACCGGCGTCGCGGTGACAGCAGAGGCCATCCATGCCGCTCTCGTGAGCCTCGGGCTCATAGCCTCGTGATCCCCCTCGACCCCATCGGCTACTCGGTGAACCCATGACTATCGCCAAAGCCCAAATGCTCGACCCCGACGAGATGGAAGCCTGGTACGCCGGCCGCGTCCCGCGCCGGGTAAGAATCATCCCGTTCGGCGGCCCGGTGCCCTCGGCGGACGGCAAGGGCCGTGACCTCGACGGCGAGTACTTCGATGAGCGCACCGATATCAAGCCGCACTGGTTCACCGAGCGCCCGGTGCTCTTTCATCACGGTGCCGACCCGACCGGGCTGATGGGCGACACGCCCTTGGGCAAAGCCACCGACCTGACGATGGAGCCCGATGGCTGGTGGGAGCGCATCTGGTGGACGCTGGCCGACGACCGCACCAAGCGCTTCGCCAACATGGAAGCCAAGGGCGCGCTGCTCTATGGAAGTTCCACTCCGCTAGAGACACCGGGCGTCCGTGTCAAGCGAGGCACCGACGGTCATATCCAGCAGTGGGCGCACGCTGAGTCCACCCTGTCATTCGCACCCCAGAACAATCGAGCCATCCTGCGGCCCGCCAAGGCTGTGCTGGAAGATTTCGCCATTGCCCGAATCGACGTGCTTCCGATTGCGAAGGCACTGCTCGATGACCTCGACAACCTCGGCGCGGACCTCTCACTGACCTCGTATCCCGACGGGGATGCCGGCGATGTGACGGCGAAGGCTGGGCGCGTCCTGTCCGCTTCAAATGAGCGGGCGCTTCGTGAACTGGTCGAGTCATTCCTGTCCGCCGTGGACCGGATGGCCGACACCCAACCCGATCCCCCGACTGAGGGTGACGCCTCCGAGTGAGTCAGCGGGGCCATCTTGTGAAAGGAACAAGATGAGCACCGTTACCGAAAACCAGGAGAGCTTTGAGAAGCTCACGCAGCAGATGCGTGATGCGGTCAAGGTGATGGAGGAGTCCGCTGAGTCCGACAAGGACAAGTGGGTAGCCGCCAAGGCTGACACCGCCCGGATCGCCGGCGAGCTCGAGACCATCAAGGAAACCATCAACAAGGAACAGCGTGAGAAGGAGACCGCCGATGCAGTCTCCAACATGAACGCCTTCCTTGCCGAGCAGCGTTCACCGTCCAAGGCATCGCTGATCGGCTCGCCTTCGGAGCCCGCCAATGCTGACGCGGACCTGTTCTTCGTCAACGTGGCCAAGGCATCCAACTCCCGCAATCCGTGGGAGCAGGCTCAGGGCAAGGCTGCCCTCGAAGCGATGGACTCGCGCTACGCCAGTCCTGACCCGGCTGCTAAGGCAACGCTCGGCACAACCGACGCGGCCGGTGGGTACCTCGTGCCCAACAACCTAGTGGCTGACATCGAGCGCACCAAGGCCAACGTCAACATCTACCGATCCCTGATGACCTTCATCTCGGGTGTCACCGGGGACGCGGTGGATGTGCCGTTTACCAACGCCGCCTCTCGTGCGGTTGTTGTTGCACGTGGCGAGACCAAGCCGAACACCAATCTGGTGATCGGCAACTACACCGCCACGCTCTACACGCTGGCCAAGATCTACGACGTGGCCAACCAGCTCCTCCGTCATTCGGCGGGAGCGGCCGAGCAGGAAGTTCGCCAGGCTCTCGCGGAGAGCATCGCCGATGGCGAGGCGTACTACATCCTCAACGGCTCGGGAACCAACGAGCCCAAGGGTCTGCTGACCTCGATCGGCACCTCGGGCACCTACGTCAGCTCCTTCACCGCCGGCACTGGCCTGACCGATTCGATCGGTGCAGCCATCGCCAAGGCGGCAGGGGCCGTGGCTGGTCGCAACTGGAAGCCGGACGGCGCGATCCTGCACTCGGAGGCGTTCTGGACCGCCGCCGCGCAGGGCAGCACCGAGGCTGGCTTCTTCTACTCGCCTGCCGGTGGGCCGGGTGCCATCAACCCGATGAACGGGACGATGACCTACTTCGGTCTGCAGGTGCAGGGCGACTCCAACATGCCCGCTGACGACCTCGTGGTCGGCCAGTTCCGGGGCGCGAAGGTGTACGCCAACGAAGGCTTCCGGGTGGACGTGTCCACCGAGGCCGGCGACCGCTGGGACAAGAACCTGACCGGGTTCCGCGGGGAGGAGGAGTTCGCGTTCAACGCTGACCCCTACGTCCTCGCCGGACGCTTCCAGCGAATCCTCGACGTACTTCCCTGACCCTAGTTAGGGATTGAGCAGGCCGGGTCCCGTGAGGCCCGGCCTTCCCATGCCGGGGTGTGCGTGCGTCACCGTCACCCCGGCGCCTACCCAGTGACGAGAGAGGAGGGCACATGCCTCCGAAGAAGAAGGCGACAGCCAAGAAGGCCCCAGCCAAGACCAACACCCCGACCACCGAACCGACCGGCACAGGTGGCCCGCGAAGCACCGCCCGACAGACCGAAGGCGAGCAGCAGGTGGCAGGCGACACAGGAACCGGCCCGGAGCCGCACGAGGTCAACGACAACCTCGCCAGCGACCGCATGAAGGCGCTGCTGGAGGATCACCGCCGGATGGGCTCGCGACCGTAGCAACCAGGAGTGACGCATGTACGCAGTGACGCAAACCACGTTCACGACCCCCCGCGGGCGCAGCGTGACCATGAACTACCGGCAGGACAGCTCTGACTGGAACACCCTGAGTTCCTGTCTCACCGAGGACGAGTACCGTCTAGCCGAACTCAACCTCACCGGAACCGCACTGGACATCGGAGCCCACATCGGCGGGGCCACCGTGGCCCTTGCGATGGACAACCCCGAACTCCATGTTGTGGCAGTCGAGGCCGTTCCGCCCAACGTGGACCTGCTCCGTGAGAACGTCGCAAGGAATGGCCTGAGCGAACGGGTCACGGTCATCCACGCCGCGGCCGGCAAGGGCAAAACGGCAACCATCCGCTGGGCCTTCGCGGGCAACGAATCGGCCGACCATCACGCCTTCATCGGCAACTCGCTGCTCCCTGGTCCGGCCACCCATCTGTCGGAGAAGGTCAAGGTCCGCACGCTGGCCTCGCTGGCCCGCGAGTTCGGGCCGTTCTGCTTCGCCAAGGTGGATTGCGAGGGCTGCGAGTTCCCGTTCCTCGCCGGTCCGGGGCTCAAGGATGTCTCGCTGCTGCGGGGTGAGGTCCACGCCGACCCTGCACCGCTGCAGAACCAGCTCATCGCCACCCATACCGTGTCGATGCCCGACGCCATTCCGGGTGCCTTCGAGGCGGTGGCGCGATGAGGTTCACCAGCCGCGAAACCGGAGTGGAGCCCGACATTCATCCCTCGGTCGATATGGACGCCATGATCGACTGCATTCACAAGGTCACCATCGAGGCCGACGCCTTTTCCGGCCATGACGTGATGATCCTGACCGGCAGCCATGACCCCACCACGTTCGGTGTGGCCCGTAAGGTAAGCAGCAGTGGTGGTCCGGTGCATATCAAGGAGGGCGCCTGGCTCTGTACTCGCTGCATCATCGTCGGCCCGGTCACTGTGGGCCGCCATGCTGTCGTCGCAGCCGGTGCGGTGGTGGTCGATGACGTACCCGACTATGCGCTCGTGGCCGGTGTGCCGGCGCGCTTCGTCAAGAGCTACGCGCCATGACCCGCCGTATTGTCCTCGCGTTGTCGCATTCCATCGAGGAGCATGATCAAGTCAAGCTCCTGTCGAGCATCGGCCATGACGTGTTCAGCATCGGCGGCTACATCAACCCAGGAGCGCCCCACGATGACAAGCGACCCGCGCTACCCGACGTCAAGCAGTTCCCACTTCTACAGCGCGCCGTGGATGAACTTGGTTCCAGCGACAACCTCGGGGCCGCCCAATCCCGAATACCGGATGGCATCCTCGACTGGGCCGACACGATCATCTACCACCACTATCTCGACCGGCTCTACGGCCAGTGGCCCCGCATCCGCGATTGGCTCCGGGGAGACTCCAACCGCCGAGTGATCTGGCGTAGCGTCGGGCAGTCGGTCGAAGGTAACGAGCGAACGGCCGTCCCGTTCCGCCATGAAGGGCTAGAGCGGGTCGCCTACTCCCCGAAAGAGCAGAACATCCCCGGCTACGCGGGCCACGACGCCCTGATCCGCTTCTACGCCGATCCCGAGGAATGGAAGGGCTGGACCGGCACCGAACCGGTCGTGATTCAGGTCACGCAACATCTAAGGCAACGCGATCCCTACACCAACTGGGGATTCTGGGAACAGGCAACCCGTGGGCTCAACCGGATGCCCTTGGGACCCGGCTCAGAGGTCATAGGAGGGCCGGGAAGCGTCACGTACAACACCATGCGGGGTTGTCTGCAGAACGCACGAGCCTACTGCTACACCGGCACCCAGCCCGCCTCATACACGCTCGGGCTGCTCGAAGCCCTCGTCACCGGAATCCCGGTCATCAGCATCGGGCCGGCGCACATGAACATCTTCGAGTACGGCCCCGATCTGTTCGAGGGCCACGAGCTCGCCAGCGGCTGGAGCGACGACCCCGGCAAGGTGCAGGCCGTCCTACGCAAGCTGCTCAACGATCCCGACGAGGCTCGGATGGTGTCGGAGCATCAGCGGGCACGGGCGATCGCGGAGTTCGGGATAGAGAAGGTCCGGGCGGAATGGGCCGCCTACCTCCGATGAGCGACCTTGTGACACGGCGCGCAGAGCCAATCTACATCCAGCCAATGGGCCTTGTCGTAGCCGCGCCCGTGGTGCCCGTGCAGGCGAGCAACGTTATTGCACATTTGGCAAGCGTTCGGCTTCACGATCAGCCCGAACTCCAAGCCCCACATGACAGCCTGCCATGCGCGGGTGTAGGCGGGACGTTCCTGGCGAATGCGTTCGCGGTGTCCGAGCTGCGGCTGCCAACCGTTCGGGTCGGCAAGTTCCTTCTGACGACGGCGCTCTTGTGCCGCTTGGTACTTATCCGTGGCGCGGTAGCGGGCGTAGCGATCTTTCGCCTTCGGGCTGGCATTGGTGCGGCGCATCGTCGCCTTGCCCTTAGCCGTCTGGGCGTACCGCTTGTTGACTTCGGATCGGTACGCCTTCCACTCCTCGGGAGTGAGCCGGTCGCGCAGGGTGGACACGGTTCATTATCCCACATCGGCATGGTGCGATGAGAGTCTTATTGGATGCGCACCACGCCGATCTCCTCGAATCCATGCACCTCCTGTTCACCGATCGCTTCGGCTGGGACTGCTACATCCCGGTTGGCCCCGAATGGTGGGACGCCGAGGTATGGCAGTTCGGCAAGTGGACGTGGGGCGATGACCGCCTCGCCCGCCAGTTCCTCAACCGTGACTCGGTAGAACGCGACAGCGCCCACCCCGACCGGCTGCACAACGTCATCACCTTCGATGAGGCGCAGAACCTCGACTGGGACTACGTGGTCGCCAGTGTGCCCGACAACTACCCCGGCTATCACGCCTTCGCGCGCGAGCATGGCGCGAAGTTCGTCATCCAAGCGGGGAACACCAACCAGCACATCGCGTGGGAACTTGACCCCTTAGTCCTCAACAGCTCCGAGATGCCGATACAGGGCCGGGGAGTGACGTACCACCAGGAGTTCTCATTGGAGGACTTCCACTACTCCGACGCCGCCTCGCAGATCGTCGGCTCATTCGTCAACTGCATGGACCGTATGCCCTGCTGGCAGTGGCTGGCAGAAGCGCAGAAGCTCATGCCCGAACGGACGTTCCGCATCCACGGCATCGACGGCCCGGACGGGAATGTGAAGCCCACGCGAGACGTGGGAACCCTCATGCGCTCCTACGGCTGGGGCTGGCACGACAAGGTGACCGGCGACGGAATGGGCCACGTCATTCACAACTGGGCGGCTGTCGGACGGCCCTTGGTCGGCCACGCGGGCCACTACTTCAACCAGATGGCCGGTCCACTGTGGGAGGACGGCGTGACCTGCATCGACCTCGACCGTCACGCGGTCGGAGAACTGCCCGGACTCATGGATTCGCTGGACAACGTGGCGATGGGGCGAGCCATCCGTGACCGCTTCGATGAGCTGGTGGACTTTGAGGCCGAGGCCGAGCAGATTCACGCGCTGCTGGTAGAGGAATGAGGATTCTCCTACTCGGCGATCAAGCGCCCACCGGGTTCGGCACCGTCACCCAGGATCTGGGTCGGGCCATGCTCGATGCAGGCATGGACATGCGCTTCCTGAGCCAGAACGAGACGCCGGAGGATATCCCCGAGCCGTTCCGGTCCCGTACCTACGACATCGTCACCCTGCCGGTCGCCATTGACCCCGCTACTGGGCGAGGAGGGACCACCGGCCCCGCCGAGGCATTGCGCGAGGTGCTGGAGGGCACGAGCCCAATCCTGCTGCTCAACGGTGAGCCCGGGTACGGCTGGAAGGCCGATGCCGTGATCGTGCTCGGGGACGTGGGCGCGGCCTCGATGTTCATGGAGATGTTCGGGCAAGCCTTCACCGAGATCCCGACCTACCACTACGTCCCCATCGAAGGGGTCGGGCTGCCGCCGGCATGGGCCGAGCTGTGGAGAACGATGGCCCCGGTGGCCATGAGCGAGTTCGGCGCCGACCAGATCGCCAAAGTCACCGGCCTCCGTCCGCCGGTCGTGTACCACGGCGTTGATACCGATCTCTTTCGTCCGGTCAGTAAGGCCCGCCCCCTGTTCCTCAAGGGCGAGAAGAACGGGATCATGGGCTCCAAGGACGACTGCAAGCGGGCCTGGCTGGAGTGGTTCATCGACCACAACGACCTCGGGGCTCAGATCCCCCGCAACTGGCTCCTGAGGACCGATAGCCACTGGCCGCGCAAGCGGTACAACTCCATGATCCGGGCGCTGGTCCCTGTCCTGGCGCGGAATCCCAGTTGGGCGATGGTCATTCACGGCAACCCGCGTGGACCGGGCGGCAACCTCAAGACGTTCCTGTCCAAAGTCCCGCCCAGTGTTCGGTCACAGTTCATCCTGACCGACGTATGGGGCATCCCCCGCGACGCCCTGGTCACCCTCTACAACGCCGCCGACCTGTACGTCTCCACCTCCGCGGAGGGGTTCGGGCTGACCATCGCCGAAGCCCTCGCTTGTGGCGTTCCCGCGGTGGGGTGTGATTACTCCGCCGTCCCCGAAGTCATTGGCCCCGCCGGCCGAGTCGTGAAGTCGTACCTCATCGATAACGAGTACGAATCGTTCTGGTGTGCCATTGACGAAAACGAGTTCGCGCGAACGGTGGAGCACCTGATGACGCACAAGACCAAGCGGGAGGATCTTGGCCGCAAGGGGCCGGGGCACATCCGCTCCTCGTTCCAGTGGTCCGTCGCCGCCCGCGACTTCATCGGAATCATCCATGCCACGGTCCCCCAGGGAGTCGCCGCCTGATGCCAGCCTTCACCAATGCCTCCAACGTCCGCGCCTATGCCGGCGTCATGGCGATCAACGCACAGGACGACCGCTGGAACGCTGGCCCGCTGGGGTCGAACATCCGCGCCGCGTCTGCTTTCCTCGAAAAGAGGACTGGCCGCCAGTTCGAGCTGCAACTAGCCACGACCAAGACCTTCACCACCAACGGCGAGGCGTTCATCTCCCTTCCGGGCCTCCGTAGCGCATCAAGTGCCACTCGCAACGCCTCGACCATCACCGCCGATACCGACTACTGGCTCATCCCCGATAACCAGCAGACCGGCGTCTACATCGGGATGCAGTTTCGCCCCTTCGGCCACGCAGCGGACTATCGAAGTAGAGCGGACTGGTTCGACCGCAACCTCGACAGGTATCGGGGCTTGGTCGGCTCGGAGCCCAACGACCTGACCATCACCGGGGACTGGGGCTACGTCGACTATCCCGAGGAGCTGGTTCACGTCACCAATGTCCTTGCAGCATGGTTCACCCGGAGGCCCGATTCGCTGCTCGGTGGCGTCTCCGTCACTGCTGGAGGAACAGAAGTCGATATGGGCGCGTTGCCCGCCGAGGTGCGCCTGTTCATCGACGGCTGGAAGATCGGGAATCAGATCGTAGGCGTCGGGTGAGCGCCAGCGTCTCCGGCATTCCCCAACTCCGCGCAAGGATCGACGCGATCAAGCCCAACGCCAAGCTCCTCCGAACGATTGCTCTATCGGCGGTGCGTGAACAGAAGCTCCTCGTCCCACGCAAGACCGGCAACTTGGGTAGAACCATCCACCTCGGGGCCGTGACCCCGACGCGGGCCGAGACGATTGCCAGCGCCGACTACGCGGGCTACGTCGAACGGGGTACCCGTCCACACGAGATACGCCCCCGCAACCGCAAGGCGCTCCGCTGGGCCGCGTCGAGCGGGGACGCACGCCTCACAGGAACGCCCAGAACGGGCGGGCGGGTTCGGTTTGCCAAGCGAGTCCAGCACCCCGGCACGCGAGCGCAGCCGTTCATGGTTCCCGGTGCCAAGAAGGCGGTCGAAGGGGCAGGGCTCAAGGCCACGGTCGTATCGGCCTGGAATGAGGCCGCATGAGCACCGCAACCGCTCGCGCCGACTTCCGTACCGCGCTCATCGGCATCCTCGATGACTTCCGCACGGCCCATCCATCCATGCTGCGGCAGACCCACAACGCTCGGCCCGCCACGTTCTACCCGCCGTGCGCCTACGTGGGCCAGTTCAGCGAGCCGACTATCGAACACGAGTTCGGCAACCGCCAAACCCGGAGTCTCAGAGGCCAGTTGGTCATCGTCCACGGCGTCTACGAGAACTCCGAGACGGCCGCAAGCCTCGATGTGACGGCCGACGCCCTGATTACCTATCTCGCCACCCAGCACGCCCGTGCGGACGCTACCAAGCTGCTGGAACCCATCTCCTCTGAGGATGCCGACCTGGTGATCGCCGAGACCACCTACGCGGCCACCCTCATCACCGTATCGCTAGGAGCGCCCTAGCACCCCATCTATCCCCGTTGGTGACGCGACGGAACAGACCCAGCGCCGGTCAGTAGGCGTCATCAGCGAAAGGGATACTCAAGTGCCGATTCTCGGTGGGTTCACGCGCCTGCGTGAACATCAGTGGGGCTATCAGGGCTCCAACTCCTCACTCATCCAGACACCCGTTGCAGCCACACGTTCCATGCCTCTGTCGGGCACGCCGGATGTGAACCGCAACGCCACCTTCTCCGAGGATGACCAAGGATCGGTCGATCCGATCACCGCGCCCTACTACGGGGCGTTGGACATCACCGAGAGCCTGTCGGGCGTGCTCGACTACGACAGCCTGCCGTGGTACATCGCCGCCTCGCTCAAGTCCGGCACGACCCCCTCCGGTGGTGGTGCGGCCAAGACGTGGACCCAGAACACCGCGTCGCTCACTCGCCCAATCGCGGGGTACATCACCGAGGAGTTCGGCGATGACGTGCTGGTGGACTGGTACCAGTTCTTCGGTGGCATCGCCGAGTCGCTGGAGATCAGCGGAGAGGGCAACGACGCCCTGCAGGTTTCGCTGGGAATGCGGTTCGCGGGCTTCAAGAGCACCGGGAGCACCTCGTATCCCGTTGTCGGAACGGTCCCCACACCGGCCCTCACTGTTGCTGCAGATCCGCCGCGCATCTTCCTCGCGGACGGTGAACTGTTCATTGACGACTCAGCCGCGGCGGTGGGAACGACCAAGATCACCGATGCGCTGACCGCCTTCAACCTGTCGGTCAACAACACCATCGACCAGAAGTTCGCGGCCAACGGCTCCAACTCCAGGTTCCAGCCGTTCGACCTTCCCATCTCCGGGCGCGAGATGACGCTGCGCCTGCAGTTCCACAAGACCGCCCAGACCGTGGGTACTGGTTCGGAGTCCGACGACTGGATGAGCTCCACGCCGGTCAAGCGCCACATCGAGCTGCGCTTCACCCGGCCGGCCCCGTTCATCACCGGCTCTACGCCGTACTCGTGGAGCCTCAAGGTGCCGCTGTACTACACCACCCGCGAGGAAGTGGACTCGGCGGGCAACACCAACATCGCGCTCACCGGGCGGCTCGTCTACGACGCCACGCACGGCTTCCCGCTGAGCTCGGTGACGGTGAACTCGCTCGCCACGCCGTCTCCGTTGTAATCCAAGTGAATAGAGGTGACGCATGACCGACCCAACTCCCCGCGAGGTGGAGACTGCCTGCTTCTGTCCGGGCAGTCCCCACCAGCGGGACCACTTCGTGCTGCCCGCCGAAATGCCTCCACGGGCAGGTATCGCCGCTATCTCGGCTCTCTCCCAAGTCGGGGGAGGTGACGCGGCGGGCGCTCTGATCGAAGCCATCCTGGTCAACGGCGGCATCAGTGAATGGAACCTCGTTGACGCCGAGGGCTCGCCCATTCCGGTGACGCCCAACAACGTCATCGCCCGCGTGACGTGGCAGAGAGGAGGGGTCGAGCTGTCCAACGCTGCATTCGCGCAGTACGTGAACGGCAAAGACCTCGCCCCTTTCGGTTTGACGAACTCCCGCAGTCGGAACGGGAAGTCATCGCCCGCTGGGCAGACGGCACCCTCGACCTCGCGCAAGACGCGCTCCTCGCCCAAGCCCCCCGCGCCTTCCGAGTGATCCTGGCCAGTCACTTCGGCTGGCAGACCGTCTCCGACAACCCACCGACCTTCTACGACCAACTGCTCATGGCTCAGTTGATGAGCGAGGAGCGGGTAGGTCGCCGTGTCCGCCAGAACGCGGGCACCTCCGCATCCCAAGAAGCCGACCGCCTCCAACGCCTCCGTGAGCATCAAGGATGACCAATGGCTGATATTGCCGAACTGATCGTCGCGCTCAAGCTCCGTGACGGAGTTTCCGGTGGGCTGGGACGGCTCAACGGACAACTCCGCGGAATGTCCGGCGGGCTGTCCGACGTGGGCCGCGGCATCGGTTCGGTTGCAGGTGGCTTCGACCGGATCGCCACCCGTGGAGCCATCGCAGCCGCCGCGGGGCTCGGAGCGGTGGTTACTGCGGCGGTGTCGTTCGAGGATGCTTTCGCGGGCGTGCGTAAGACGGTCGATGCCTCCGAGTCGGAGTTCGGCGCGCTCGAGGACCGGCTGCGCGAGATGGCGCGCACCATGCCTGTCTCATTTGAGGAGCTGGCGGCGATCACCGAGGCCGGTGGTGCGCTGGGCATCGCCTTCGCGGGACTGGACGAGTTCACCGATACCGTTGCCAAGCTCGCCGTCACAACCGACCTCTCGGCCGATCAGGCGGCTACCAGTCTTGGTGTGCTGGGGAACGTCCTCAACTTGCGAGCAGAGGACTTCGACAACTTCGGCTCGGCATTGGTCGATCTGGGGAACAAGGGATCATCCACCGAGTCGCAGATCCTCGACATTGCGGAGCGGATCGGTGCCACTGGTTCGCTGATCGGCCTACGGTCGGACCAGGTGCTCGGCTTCGGCGCGGCAGTGGCCAATGTCGGTATCGAGGCTGAGGCCGGCGGCTCGGCGTTGCAGCGCTTCTTCATCGACGCGCTCACGGCTGTCGAATCCGGTGGCGAGGACTTGGAGACGTTCGCCCGCACGGCTGGGGTGAGTGCAGAGTCCTTCCGCGATTCCTTCCGCGAGGACGCGGGCACGGCGCTGAACGACTTCATCGAAGGACTGGGCCAGTTGCCCGAGGCCGTGCAAATCGAGACGTTGGCCGATCTGGGCTTCAACGACGTTCGCATCACGCGCACCCTGCTCGGACTGGCCGGGGACGTGAACGGCTTGGAGGATTCGCTGCGGATCAGCGCGGAAGCGTTCGCCGCCAACTCGGCACTCGGCGAGGAGGCCGCCAAGCGGTTCGGCACCACTGCCAACCAGCTCAAGATTCTCAAGCAAAACGTCGTTGATGCCGCGGTGGTGATCGGCGAACAACTGCTACCCGTGGTGGGAGAACTGACGACCGACTTCGTGGCCTTCCTCAACAAACCCGAGACGCAGCGCAACATCAAGGAGTTCGGCGAGAACCTGGCGGGCGGCATCCGCGACTTCGTGGCTGAGATTCGCAAGGCCGATCTGGCGCCGCTGATCGACACCCTCAAGGGTGCCGCAGCTATCGCTAAGGGTGCGTTCGACACCTTCCGCTCCCTGCCGCCCGAAGTCCAACAGATCGCCCTTGCGGCGTTGGTTGCCAACAAGGTGACGGGTGGCGCAGTTGGTCAGATTGCCGGAGGGCTGGGGAGCATTCTCAAGGGTGTCATCCAGATTAGCTTTGGTCGTGGCGAGTCACCCGCCCGGCCGCTATTCGTCTCGGCGGTCGGTGGTGGGCTGGGTGGAACCGGAGGAACTGCCACCACGGGTGGCGGCATCGGTGCCGCCTTCGGTGCAGCGTTCGCGGCTGCACTGGGAGTACAGGCCGGTGCCGCCATCGCTGGACCGATCTACGAGGCAACGGTCAAGCCTGCCAAGGACTTCTTCACCGGACAGGTGGATGAGATCGCTGCGAGTGCCGACCCCACCAAGATCCGCGAAGGCATTGCGGCCCTCGATGCGGAGATCGACAAGTGGGAGGCCAAGCCCCGCGAACTGCAGACGATCATGCAGGGCTACATCGACACGGTGAAGGCTCAGCGTGACCGATTGGCTGCAGAACTTCCGGTATTCGGGCCACCGCTACCGCCTAAGGGCACCTCCGGACTGTCCAAGATGCAGACCGTCCTGCCCGACACGGCCATGCAGCCGCTGGTCGGGGCTCTCACCGGACTCACCTTGGCGATCAAGGGCAGCAAGGGTTTCGGGACCTCGCCGTTCACCAAGGACGTGGGTAACTTCGTCCCCACCGTCAAGCTCGACGCCTCCCAGGTGACCGATCTCCGCGATCCGGTTGTTGCGCGTCTATGGGAAATCGAGCATGGCGACCAACTGCTGTTCCAGACGGCGGCTCGCCAGCTTGGTCAACTCCAGGAACACATCCGCATCGCCAACGCCGCTGCATCCTCGGATCAGGCCATGCTCGGCTATGCGGCTGGCCAATCCTCCAAGCTCGACACCGCCAACGCCCTGCTGGGCGGCATCAACGCCAAGAACTTCAACCCGCCAGCGCCCAAGGTGTTCGTCACCGTCAACTCCAGCCTGTCTACCTCGGTCATTGCCAACGGCATGATCCAGAACCAGATCGTGTCCGGTACGTCGAGCGCGGCGTCCGGCTTCGCAAAGACCTGATGCACCGCGTCTACGTCGCCGACCGGGAATGCTGGACTCTCGCATCGCGCTACCTCGGCCCGCTTCCCCGCGACCCGAAGAAGTTGGTGGTTTATGAAACAAGCCGCCCGCCATCGGTCGAGGAAGTTTGCCTCGTCACCCCTGACGGTCGGAGACTGTGTGACGTAGGCCCGGAGCACGTTCATGGCGACTAGAACCGCCAAGCTTTACTCCGGCGAAGATCAGAGCCCGATCGTTGACTACACCGACTCGGTGATCTGGGAGGAATCGGAGTTCGGTACCCGCGCCTGGAACGGCGAAGGGTCTGCGTCAACTGTCGTCATCCGTGACCCGCTGGGAGAGACGGGGGACCACCTCAACCTGCCCTCGGGACTGTCGTTCAAGACCCTGCCCGCCAAGTCGCTGTTCGTCATCAAGGTGGGTACGGACTTCCTGTTTCGGGGTCGCATCGGGATCAAGAACTACACCCGCGACGGGCAGCACGTCGAGCGTTACCGACAGGTCGAGTGTCAACTGCACGACACCAACTGGGACCTCGACCACATCAGCGTCCCAAGTTACGACCGCCCCGGAGAGACGGATCAGGCGCGCATCCAGGGGGTGATGGCGTCGTACCTATCATCCTCTCCGCGACCGACCACCGACCTCAACGGCTCCAACTTCATCAGCGCGTCCAACCTCGTCACTCTGCCCGCTGAGACGTACAGCCGAACAACGCCGCTCGAAATTATCCGACAGGTCGCACTCTCGGCGAACAAGCAGTTCTTCGTGACCGGAGACTCGCAGGGCGGGGGATCGCTGTTCTACGACGGCAACGACTCGACCGCCTACGCCTGCACGCTCTCCATCTCCGACAGGCCGAACGAGGTCAACTACACCAGCGTATTCCCGCCGATCTGGAACGTCGGCCCCGCTTCGACCGAGGATGGGTCGGAGCTGATTGACGAGGTGGTCCTGTACTGGGGCACCGGGACCGATGACTTCGTCACCGCCCATAGCACGCTGGTTCACACCCTGTACGGCCACTCGTCGGTGGTCATGTATGACGAAACCGCCACCTCGGAAGCGGAGGCGCAGGGTCGGGCCAACGCGATCCTCGCCCATCGGCGGAACGAGGATAAGACGGTCAACGTCACCATCGGCCCGCTGACCGATGCACAGGTTGTTCTGGTCAAGCACGGCCAGATAATCAACGTCAAGGCGCGCGCGGTCACCTACGCCGACGACCAGGCATTCCCGATGCGGATCGGGCAGTGCAGATATACGACTCCGGTTCAGGGGACGTGGTTCGTCCACCTCCAGCTCGGGCGACCGTGGAAGATGCAGCCGTACTCCATCGGCGACAAGGCCGGGACCACCAAGCCGGGCCTGTGCCGCGATGAAGTCTCGACCTGCATTGACGAGTTCGACCGGCTGGAGGCGAACAACTGGGGCGCCAGCCCGATCATGTGCCTCGACTGGCACGCCTCCGATGACGGCGACCATTCAGACGATGGAACAATCGCCACCCAGACCCAGGTCACCACTCCCCAGGTAGCCACCGACTGGCTGGAGATCCCGGCATGGACCGGCGACCCGCTGGAGTTTCTGGCCAAGGTCAAGATCACCGGCACCGGCTCCAAGACCTTCCAAGCCTACCGCTCGGACGGAACGGTTGACGCCAGTGGCCCGGTGCAGGACACCGACACCGACGTGGCGGCTGTCTACCGCTGGAGTCTCAGCATCACGTCGGGCACATTCCGGGTTGGAGTCCTGGCGTCCAACAGCTCTCTATCCGCGGCAAATGGCCAGATCGACACCACCTACAGCGCGGCTCAATGGTTCTGGGTGCGCTGCTACCTCGATGACCTCACCATCAAGTGCAAGGCATGGCCGGACGGCGACGCGGAGCCCGGCGCGTACCAATCTTCTGCAACTTCTGGCACGCCCGCCAGTCTTGCCTTCCTCGATGACCCGCAGGGACTCCCGACCACTGACATCTTCGCGGTCCGGCATCTGTCTACCTCGACCGGCGACTTCCAGATCGACTCGCTGGAGTTTATCAGCGGCCTCGACTGCGACGGCACGGCTTGTACCCGCTGCATCACGGGTGGCCCGGACCGGACATCGGGTGAGTCCAACGATGCCGCTGCCGCCGACCACGACCACGATGGGGTTAACAACGGCGACCCTGCAGGCGGGGAGCTGGGTGGGACGTATCCCGACCCCACTGTCGATGCATTGCATGGCGGCTCGACGCATGCCGCCACCCAGGCAGCTGCAGAGGCCACGGCGGCCGCTGCGCTGACGGCGCACGAGGGCGATACGACCAGCGCCCACAAGCTAGATGACCTCGCCACGCCCGACGACAACACCGACCTCAATGCCACGACCTCGGAGCATGGGCTGCTGGCGAAGCTAAGCAACGATTCCTCCGAATACATGGATGGCACCGGGGCCTGGTCCGTTCCCGCAGGAGGAGGAGGTGGCGGTGCCCCGACCGGCGTCAACTATCTGGTTGGCACTGCCGACGGAACCCTCTCCGCGGAGATCGTGGTCGGCACCACGCCGGGCGGTGAGCTCAAGGGAACATGGGCCGCTCCGGCGCTCAGAGCCGGCTATGCGCCGTATGCCTATCCGGTGGGAGCGGGACCGACCGACACCGCCACCACGGCGCTGGCTCTACCCGCTGCTGGCGGTAGCTACGCGATCCCGATCCTGCTTCCCAGCCGCATGCTGGTTGACCATGTGACGATCAGGAACACCGACACCACGTTGGCTCGGTCGGTCGAATGGGGTCTGTACTTCCAGGAGGTCGAGACCGGCTCGGTCGGCGAGGAAGTCTTGACCCGCGTCGCCGTGTCCTCCGCTCCGGTCAGCTATACCGCAGCCGCTGCTAGTAACAGGACGCCCTCGGTTGCCGTTCAGCCTGACCTGTTGCCCGGTGTCTATTGGCTGGTGATCCGCAATGCCCACGCCACCAACACCTTCGGGCTGGGTACTCAGGCGGCGGGCACGATGGCACTGAACACCGGCAGGACCAAGACCATCGCCTCGCTGGCGACGACGCTGGACCTGCTCACCGGGTGGACCTCAGTGACCAGCACCCCCGGCGTGCGGCTGGGCGGCATGATCCTCGGCGGGTTCAACGCCTGACCCTTCGCAGTCCCCACAAGGCAAACAGCCCGGTCAACAGGATTCCAACGGCATACACCGCCGGCCACGCGCCCCACGTCCGCTGACTGACGGCCAGCAGCGCCACCACGAACCCGGCGAGCATGCAGAACTGTACGAATCGTTCCATCGCCCCATGCTGGGGCCGCTCGAGCGCTAGTGGAGTATCGAGTTTCAGCGCGACACCAGCCAGAAAATCACCGCCGTCCCGAGCAGGATGACGACGATGCCGGTTAGCGATTCTCGGAGCTTCGGGTTCATCGGGTCGCTCGCTTCGCGTCGTAGTCGGCCCACAGATCCAGCCCGCACTCGGTGCAATGCCGCTGACCCTTGGTGCGAGGCGTCCCGCATCGTGGACAGGGCGGGGCAGCCACTTGTGGAGTTGCTTCCTTCGGCTTCGGCGTGAGCACCACGGCTAGGAAGCCGAGCAACGGACTGAGCAGCACCGAGATACCGAACCAGGCCAGCGGGCTTCGGCCTTGGGAACTGGCGATCCAGGCGACGACGGTGCAGCCGATCAGCCATATGACGGCTAGTCCCAGTAGCTCGTCGTTCATCGCTCCCTCCCTGTAACTCCGCGCCGTACCCGCATCCAAACTTTCCACATGGTTTCCACAGTTTCCGAAATACCTGTTGCATCCTTGTTGCTCGGTCGCTAGGCGGGCGACAAATGTGCTAGGACTATTGGCAGCGCGACCGACTGCTGTCGCACTCATCCTTCACCATTCCGCGGGTCGGTCGCCACCAAGAGGGGAGGCACACCCGTTGCCCGTCATCACTCCGGCTCAGCTCGGGCGTGAGATGACCCAAGCCCTCGGCCTCCTG